AACTAACTATGGGCATTTTGGCAAAGACTATTTGCCTTGGGAAACTGTGGATTTATTCTAAGGAAACTATATGGGATTTTTTGATAGATTTAAAAAGAAATCTGAGCCCAAGGTCAAGGCCGAGACCAAGCCCAAGGTACCGGTAAAAACAGAAAAGCAACTTGCTACAGAAAAGGGCGAGCCTTATGTGGCTGTGCTTAGTATGGATGTGGATCCCAACAACCTGCATCAGGGTGCATTTGAACTAGACTGGAACGAAATCTTTGTGGCACGACTGGTCAAGGCTGGCTATATGTTGAAACCTGCTGACAGTGACGGCGAGATAGTGGATAGATGGTTTCAAAATGTGTGCCGACATGTTGTGATGGAAACATGGGAACAAGAACAAGCAATTAAAAACTCCGGCATGTATGTGCAAAAACGTGATCTCGGAGACGGACGGAGTGAAATAGGATGATATTCAATCACATTAAAGACCTCAAAGCCGAAGGTAAAAAAATTGGCATTACTTTTAGTCAATTTGACATGCTACATGCAGGACACATTGCCATGTTGGCCGAAGCAAAGAATCATTGCGATTATCTAATTGCAGGCCTGCAAACAGATGCCAGCATTGACCGACCGGGAATTAAAAATCCCCCTGTGCAAAGCATTGTGGAACGCCAGATACAATTGAGTGCATGTAGATTTGTAGACGAAATTGTTGTGTACACTACCGAACAAGATCTAATTGACTTGATACTAACCTTGCCAATCGATGTACGCATACTTGGTCGAGAATATGAAGATACCAACTTTACTGGTCGCAATGAAGGTACCGGACAACACATTGAGCATGTGTTTAACAGCAGAGATCATTCATTCTCAAGTTCAAGCCTGCGCAAGCGTGTGGTGGCTGCCGAAACAGAAAAAGTACTGCTACAACGATGATATTGTATGTGAATGGTTGCAGCCATACAGCGGCTGCTGAAGCTGTGGTTCCTGATGCGTTTGCTGTGGATGATGGCCGATACGGCATTGACCGCCGCCCACATCCCATCAACTTGGAAGCCAGCTGGGGCAAGAATTTGAGTCGATTGCTCAACACTGAATTTTACTGTGATGCCGAAACAGCAGCCAGCAATGATCGTATACTGCGCACTACTACAGATTGGATTCACAACAATTATAGTCGCTTGTATGATACTGTGATGGTGATTCAATGGACCACATGGGAACGAGAAGAATGGGTGTTCGAAGGCAAGCACTATCAAGTAAATGCCAGTGGTGTAGACATGGTGCCGCCAGAACTTGAAGCTAGATATCGTCAGTATATTTTGGATGTGAATTGGAATCAAAAAACAGATGAGTGGCACAATAAAATCTGGCACCTGCATTGTCGTCTAAAAGACCTTAATGTGCGGCATCTTTTCTACAGCGGTAACAGCACGTTTAGTGATATGCCAAATCAAAGAGATTGGCAAAATCACTACATCCAACCTTACTCAAGAGACCACAGTTGGAATGCCATACTAAAAAACAACGGATTCGAACATGTGAATCCCAAAAGTTATCACTTTGGAGCCGATGGCCATAGATTTTGGTCGGAATATGTGTTACAATACTTAAAGCAACACAAACTTCTGGACCGCTTTGATGAAATATCTACTGATTGATACTGCCAACATGTTCTTCCGTGCCCGCCATTCGGCGCACAGGGCCAGCGACACATGGACTAAATTAGGCTTTGCACTGCACTTGACCATGATGAGTGCTAATAAAGTAGCTAGACGTTTTGGTGTAGACCATGTGGTTTTCGCACTAGAGGGTCGTAGCTGGCGCAAAGACCACTACAAACCTTACAAAGCTAACCGTGCTGTGGCCCGCGGTGCCATGAGTGAAACTGAAGCAGAAGAGGACAAGTTGTTTTGGGAAACCTATGATGAACTGACTAAATACTTGTCTGAGAAAACAAATTGTAGCGTGATCCGTTGCGCAACAGCAGAAGCGGACGATATCATAGGCCGCTGGATTGCACTACACCCCCAAGATGAACATATTATTGTCAGCAGTGATTCAGATTTCGTTCAGTTGGTTGCACCAAATGTGCAACTGTACAATGGCATAAACGATCACCTGTTCAGTGTTGATGGCGTAACTGATGCCAAAGGCAACCAATTGAGTTTCACAATCGAAAGCAATTCAAAGATCAAAGTAGGCAAAGCCGATCGTAGCTTTGTGGCTCCAACTGACTATCAGAAATGGGTGCTATTCTTGAAATGTGTACGCGGTGATCCCGGCGACAATGTGTTCTCGGCATACCCTGGTGCACCAGTTAAAGGCACAAAGAATCGTGTGGGCATTACAGAAGCATTTGAAGATCGCAACAAAAAAGGCTACAATTGGAACAATCTCATGTTGCAACGTTGGACTGACCACGAAGAAAAAGAACACAAGGTGCTTGACGACTACGAACGTAATGTCACACTGATTGACCTCACTGCACAACCACAAGAAGTAAAAGATACTGTGGATGCTGTGATCAGTGAACAAGTCAGCAACAAAGACACGGGCATGGTGGGCGCACACTTTCTTAAATTCTGTGGCAAGTATGAACTCACCAAGCTGAGTGACCAAGCAGAGCCAATTGGTCGCTGGCTGAATCAAACATATCAAGGAGTGTTAAAATGATAGTAGCAAAACCAGTAATTGACAATCAATACTGGATCCTCAAACAAAACAATCAAAAGATTGGTAACATTGAGGCCAGTGCAGATGGTTATGTTGTAAAAATACAAAATCAAGTATCCAATTACAAGACCATGCCCATGGTTAGAGAAGTGATTGACATCACGTTTGAACCTTCCGAAACAGTCACCCCACCACCTAATGATTCAGTTCACGGTTATGAAACCGGGTGTAAGACCTACAATGGATTGTGGAATGTGAGACTGAAGTTGCCGCTGTTTACCAAACAAGAGAAATCCAAGTCATGGTTCGCAGCCGGATGGTACACAGTAAAACAACATCGCTCATGGAAGATTGTGCGCAACCCTAAACTGATTGCACTTGATCGTTACAAGTATCAAGGACCATTTTACACCAAGGAGCTGGCCAGTGAATCCCTTTCGTGATCAAGAAAAATTTATGCGAGCCTGCGACCAAAGTGTCAACGAGTTTAACAAAGATCAATTTAACTTGTATGTTACATTGATTGAAGAAGAAGCCAACGAATTGGCTGATGCAATCACGGCACACGACCAAGTTGAAACTGTTGATGCACTTATCGACATTTTGGTTGTTACTATTGGTGCATTACACAGTATGGGCGCAGATGCCGAAGGTGCTTGGAAAGAAGTTATGAAAACTAACTTTGCCAAGATTGATCGAGATACTGGCAAGGTTCGCAAGCGTGAAGATGGCAAGGTACTCAAACCACAAGGTTGGACACCGCCCGATCTCAAACCATATATTAGGAAGTTAAGTTGACTTTTCAATTTGTTACTAAAATAAATTTACCTTCGCCGCCAGCCGAGTTGATTGAATCTGCGGTACGTATTATGCAAAATAATAATAATACATTGGATTCAAACGATTTTACTGCTGGCCAATCTCCTGCAGAAAGCATATTGGTAGGCAATGAAATAAAAAATTATGGCGAACACTATTTTGTTGTGTTGCCAGAACAACATCAACTGTGGGCAAAAGAAAATATTGGACCATTTCTTGATAACCGAACTCTTAAAGTTGGAATGACAACTCGCGGTGATCTTTGGCCGCACCAAGACTATCAACACAACTGGTCTTTGAATTATGTTATTGATCCTGGCGGCACTTCTGTTGAGACTTACTGGGCACAAGAACAAGGATGCTCATTGATTCCCGAAAAAAGAAAGTCATTGAGTTACTGGAGACTTCGAACTGATTTAAATTTGGTACATGTTGAAATAATTCCTGTTGGTCAATGGGTTGTTATTCCAACTCACATTGTACACGGAACCAAAGGGCAAACTAGCGATAGAATTTCTATCACCGTGGGCATTGATGAACACATAAAAGAACTGCTATTTGAGAATAAAATATGAGTTTGCACATCAATCGGTTCATTGACTCAATCAAGGCAGCAGAAAGCCGTGGACAAAAAGATCTTATCATGTCCTTGCGTGATGCCAAAGACTTGCATGGTGATATAACCAAGTTATTGTTGGCGTTGGAGCAATCACGTCGAGAACAGGCCAGTCAAAATGAGCCAATTGAGGTGGTTTTGTCAGGTGGCAGTTTTAAATCTGCATAGTTATTGGGATAAATAAACACGGAGTTTATCTATGTCACGACCCAAGCCACAGGTGCTAATTGAAATCACCAACAAACAAACTTACAAGACCGAGCAAGTGTTGGCCTCGGAAGGCGTGTGGGCAGTTTTTTACGAAAACAAACCAATCAACTTAAAAACTTCAAACATGCTCACCCAGTATCCTGGACCCAAATATAAAAAAGTGTCATTCTCCAATCCTGGTCATGCCAAGAATCTAGCTCGCAAACTCAACACACAATTTCAGACCACAAAGTTTTCAGTAGTGTTATTAACTGCTGGCGATAAAATTTATCCATAACGTATGTTCGACAAATGGCCATCCAAACTCAACATTGAGTTGTCAACCGCATGCAACGCAGCCTGTCCGCAGTGTTCTAGATATTTAGATGATGATCCTGAACTTGGGATTGTAGAAAATCCCAACCTGCCTCAAAACACATTGACCTTGGATGTGATAAAAACTTTGATAGATCATGAATGGTTAAAACAAGCCAAGCATGTTAAATTTGAAGGCACACATGGCGAACCAACCATGGCCAAAGATTGCACTGACATACTCAGATGGTTTAGAGAAGTAAATCCCACTGTTACCTTTGCACTGCATACCAATGGCAGTACAAGAAATAAAGAATGGTGGCGCGAGCTTGCACAATTTTTTCAATACAATCCGGAACGACGCAGTGCAGTGACTTTTAGTTTGGATGGCATTGAAGATACCAATCACATATATCGCAGGCGCACTGTGTGGAAAAAGATCATGGAGAATGCTCAGGCATTCATTGATGCAGGTGGAGTGGCTGTGTGGGATATGATTGTGTTTGAACACAACGAACATCAAGTGTTAAAGGCTCGTAAATTGGCCAAGAGCATGGGATTTTTTTCATTCGGAGTCAAAGTCAGTCAACGAACTCTTATCAGGCCAATTCAGTGGCTCAAGCAACCCAAAACTTGGAAAGAAAATCAAGGCACCGGAACTGTCAAAATCAATTGCATAGGCAAGCAATTTGATGAACTGTTTCTAAATGCCAACGGACTTTATATGCCATGTTGTTTTATCAACGAAAATGCATACGGTCCTGCCATGCCTTCTACGCAAAAAGAAATTGAAGAAGTTCTAGGAGATTTTTCTCAATATCACAGCAGTAACGGACTTGATCATGCTCTTGAATTATTTCATCAAGTGAGTGATCGTTGGGAAACCAACCCCATGGAGATTTGCAAAAATATGTGTGGCAATGGTCACTGGCCGGATCGGTTGCAACAAAAACAAGTGACTGAAGTATGGCCCGAACGGTTCCGAGCACAACACAACCAACCTACTTTGTAAGTCGGTGATTACCAAAGAAGAAATTACACAGAAAATTCTCCAAGGTCTTCCTGAAGAAGATCGTCCCACTTATGAAGAAGCGTGTAAATCATGGTGGATGAACTTTAGAGAAGGTGGCGGGTTTAGATTGACCAATGCTGGATATATGGCCTTGAGCACATGGGAATTTGAAACATACTCATTTGCTGTGCCACCCAACTTGGTTGCTATTTCTAGACATTTGTTGACCTTGGACAAAAAGTTGGATTGCCCTTACTACATCAAAATTGGCAAGAATCCGCAAATTGTTCTGTTTGGCAGCCGACAAGCTGTGATGTTGGTCATGTACGGCGATTTAGAAAAGTGGATGACTTTTTTGAATCGGACTTAATTGTATGTATTGGAACAATCCCTTAATTGAAGCACAATGGCCTGGTAATTTAGATCCTGTTCATGACAGTTTACACAATGGCACACATTGTTTATTTTGGAATCCGGCCGCAGAATTTCAAAACTTACCAACCAATCAACGACTCAGTGAATTGTGCAGATGGGCCATGGAATGGCTTGATCACGACGGCATAGATGGGTTTGCAGCCGATGCTCGCAATCACTACGACATTGCCAATTTGGTCAAACTGAATCTTTGGATACATGATATTCGGGCACAAGGCATTGTAAAACCTTGGTTGTTGCTGGATCAAGATGGTACACTAGTCCCTGGTACTGGGGACAGTAGATTGAGATGTTTGGAACGCATACCAGAAATCCAAACTGTACCAGCATTCATAAGCACACATGTCAGCAGAGCCGATCAGTATCAGCATCTTGAGCCTGTGACCACACTAGAGCAATTTGCTGGATTATGCGGAGCACGGCCTGGACAGTTGTTTACTTTTAGATTAACAAATCCCGCTGCACCTTTTGGCATGTATTGGTACGAATACAATAGTGACCAAACCAGGTGGGTCACACCTGGTGAATCAGATTGTGTTGCAGCCTTTGTGGCCTATGCTCACGCCAATCCAGAAATTGTCATTACTCCTGAATGGTTTGATGTGTTGATTGACTGGAATCAATACCACAATATTGTAAAAAAGTAGCTGACTGAATCTGTTTCCACTGTATAGATCGATCTGACGATGCAGGAACATTCACTCCCATCCAAGGCAAGCTGTCGTTGCAGTGTCCTGCAAATCCTTGTTTGGGCAATAGCAAATCTCTAGGCCATTTTTTTAAAAACTTGTTCTGCAATAATGGTTTGCCTTGTCTCAAATGCCAAGGCAAATTGAGAGCAAACTTTATAATCTTAGGATGCATAAAAGGTGAACGCGGTTCTATGCTGTGTGCCATGGTCATGGTGTCTACTCCACGTGCATCAACTGCTGTGATCTGCACAAGATAATCCATGAGCAGTGTGGCAGCACCTGCATGCCCTTGTGAAGCAGACACACACTGATCCCAAAGACGTTGACTATCTGTGTCTGATGGATCAAAACAACTGTAAGGACTTGCGGATGTTTTGATGTCAAATGCCATGTTGTGATACGCAGGATATCCGCCAAATAATTCATCAGCGGCTATGCCAGTGAACAAGATACGTTGTTGACAGTGATGAGCAATGTGCCATTGGCCAACAAAACTCCAACTCTGCACAGGCATTTGTGAACACTCAATGATGTCAATGTGGTCCTGCGCCCAGTCACGTTCGGTCATGGGCAACTCAATGAGTTTTTGACATTGTTGATCAGTCAAGAAATCTCTAATTCTCATGCTCACAGTGTCTTTGCCTTCACACACTGTGGTGTACAATCCTGCAAACTCCGGCATGGCAGCCAGGATGATTCCAGAGTCCACGCCACCACTAAAGGTCAATCCTGCAGGTTCTGTGGGGCGCATGTCTGCTATGACCTTGTCAAATATCCAATCAAATTCTTCTTGAGCTTCTGAGTCACTCATAGACTGTGGTGCGTGGACCCAGTCAAATATGCTGTCAAGCTGAAAACTCAAGCCAGTTTCGGTATACAATCGACCTGGTTCACAGCGTTCAATGCCTTCATAAGGTGTGCGACGTATGGTAGGCCAGTGCTTTTGACTCCATGCGTCAACATGAACTTTGGGCTGTGTATAACACAAGATTGCCGATACTTCACTGGTCACAATCAAAATGTTATCATCTTGATATCGATACAAACAACGCTCGCCTTGTGGATCTGTTGCAAATCTCACTGATTCAAAATCAGTATACA